ACAGGTCCAGCGGGTTGCCCATCAGATACGAGCGGGCCTCGGCGGGGGCGGCGATATCGGCGCCGACCAGCGTGGACAGGGCGATCGAGGTGGTCGGCAGATCCTCGCGGAGCAACCTGTCCCGGCCGAACTGCGCCTGCGTGCCGCGGGGCAGCCAGGCGTCCGACCAGGTCTGCTCGAAATCCGCTAGGACCGGCTCCAGCGACGTGAGCAGCACTTGCTGGTATTGGGGGGCCGACGTCTTGTAAGTGATCCCCGCCGTCGGCGCCCCCAGCCAGTAGCCGTCCAAATTGAAAAAGTTGGCGACGTCGGTGAGCGACAGATGGCGGGCCTCGACCAGCTGGCTGTCGCTCGGCGACCAGGCCAGCGGAATCACCTGGGTGCCGTTCGGCAGGATGGCCGGCACCCGGTTAGCCCCCGCGTACTTCTCCAGCCAGTTCTCCTTCGCCTGGTCGGCGAGGTCCTGGGTAAGCGTCGCCTGCGGGGTGATGATCGCCACCGACGGCACCGCCGCCCCGGCCAGCGTCTGCCGCTCGTAGGCCTCCTCGGATGCCACCCGGTCGAGCGTGCCCATCGCCTCTTCGACCACCCCGACACCCCGGACCGGCAGGAACCTGTCGGCGCCGCGGCGGACGTGGATGACGTCGTCGAAGTTCAGCTGCTGGCCGAGCAGGTAGTAGTCCGGCCGTGCCATGCCGATCGTCCACACGATGTACACCCACGCCGCCGGCACCCACTGGACCGTCAGCGGCCAGCCGTCCGCCCCGCGCGACGTGACCAGGCTGATGGCGTTCCCCTCCAGCAGGTAATCCTCGACGGAGACGTGCACGAACCAGGAGCGGGCCCGGGTCGGGTCCGGCCGGTCCAAAAGTCTCGGGCGGGGCAGCATGTCTGTTCCCCGCCAGGCGTCGAGGTGCATCTGCTTGCACAACCCGGCGTACACCTGCAAGCAGCGGGCCACCGCCGGCACCCGCCGCGCGCTCCAGGCGTCATACACGTACGGGCCGGGCAGCCCGGCGCCGATCAAACCGCCCGGCGGCGGAAAGATCCCGCCCGACGCGTCACGGGCCGCGACCTGACGGCCCACCGACCACGGGGCCGCCACCATCGTCACGCGCCGCAACGCTAGTGCAGTTATTCACAGGTTCTACGGATAACTAGAAAATGCGGAAGTCGCCGAGCGCCGCGGGGGCGTGATCCCAGCCCCAGATCGCCACCGTCGCCGCTGTCAACGCGGCCAGGCTCCCGGCCGACTGGCGGCGCCCCCACGCCCAGGCGTCACCCAAGGTCCGGCGGGCGGCGTCGTTGGCGGCCGCGTCTAAAGCCGGATGCGGCCGGTACCGGACAGTTTGCGTTTCGCTAACTAGCCCCTCGAGCAGCCCGACGCACGCCGCGGCGTACTCCTTCGCCTTCAAGCCGGCGAGCTCGAGGCCGGACCGTCTGAGGACGTCGGCCACGTCGATGGCTGGGCCGGCGTCGTCGTAGACGACCGCCAGCGGCGCCCAGCGGTCCACCAGTTCCCCCAGCCGGGCCGGCAGCCACCCAACCCCGGGGCGGTGGTCGGCGACCTCCACATGCGCCACAGACGCCTCGTCGCGCCAGGCGGCCACGATGGCGGCATCCGAGCGGTCGACGGCCACGTCGAAGCCAAGGACCAGGCGGCCCGGGCCGGGCAGGTCGGCCGGCTCCTCGGCGGCACGCCGCCACGCGTCGAGGGGGATCACCCGGCTGACGGTCGACACCCACCGGTTGCCGTAGGCCCGGGCGAACTCGTCCGCGCCGAGCATGTCGAGTGCCGCTTGCATGGCGTCGGCGTCGATGGTCAGCCCGAAGGCCGGATGGTACTGGGGCCATGAGACGGGATCGCATGGGTCGAGGGCATCGGGGCAGGACCACTCGAAGTAGCACACCCCCGACCGCCGGTCGGAGCGGACCGCGGCCCGGCCGGCCTCGACGGTGCCCAGCCACCACGTCGAGGTGGCGTCGCCGGCGGTGGAAACTTTCCACACTTGGGCGTTCGGGCGGGTCGCCTGGGTCGGCACGATGGCCTGGTCCAGCTGGCCGCCGCGGACCAGGTCGAACGCCCACGGCTCATCCACCACCACCAGATCGGAAGTTTTGCCGTGCAGCCCGTCCGGCGTCGGCGGGAACGGCCGGATCAGCCCACCCGACGGCAGCCACTTGATGTGCTCCGAGCCGGCCGCCCGGCGGAGGTGGACCTTCGGCACGAACGGGGCCAGTAGCGGCCAGTGCTCGTTGATCAGCCAGTCCACCGCGTGCTTGCCGGACTGCTGGGTGAACCAGCAGCGAGCCCGGGGCACGATCAACGCCCGATGGTCCAGCACCGCCCCGAACAGGGTCGTCTTGCCCGACTGGCGGGGCACCGTGATCACGACCAGCTGGTAGTAGAACCGGCCCGCCTCGTCGACCTCCAGGGCCACATCGGCGACCTGGCGCTGCCACCACATCAGCGGCTTGCCGGTCGCGGCGGCCATCTCGGCCACCGCCGGGCCGAAGGTCAGCCGGTCAGTCGTTCGCGGCGTGGCCAGCGCTGGGCTGGGCGAGCCGGGCCATGAGATCGTCGAAGGCGTCGACCGGCTTGGCGCCGCCCGCGGTGAGGCCCGCCGCGACCCGGAGACGGAGGTAGGCGTCATTGGCTTTGGCGATCAGGTCCGGGTCCGACATGGCCTCGGCGATGTCCACCCCCCGGGCCCCGGCCCGCAGCGCCGCCCGCTCGCCTTTCTTGATATCCGAGCGCTCGAGCAGGTCGGCGTCCAAACCGGCCTCGACCCGGCCCAGCTTGCGGCGGCCTCGCAGCGGTTCACCCACAACCCGACCCGATCACCGGCCGACCCCGGTCATATCGGACACAAAAAACAGAAGCGTTCGGGATGCGCGGCCGCCTCCCACCAAAAAATCGGGCCCGCGCGATTCGCGCATCAGAAGCGCGTCCGGTACGCCGCGCTCGTGTCGCCGTAGCGCCACCGACGCGCGTTGGTCATGTCCGCACCGCGCCCACGGTTGCACGGTGCGCACGACGCCCGCAGATTGGCGGGCCCCCAGAAGTCGCCGCCGTCAGCGACGGCCACCACGTGGTCGACCTCGGTCGCCCACCCCTGGCAGCGGGTACCGCGGATCTGGCATTCGCCGCGATCACGCTCGAGCACCAGCCGCCGCAGCCGCCGCCACTCCGGCGTGGTGTAGCGCGGATCGTGCGTGGTCACAGTGTCACCGTCACACCGTCAGGGTAGAACCACAGACGTGGACAACACCGAATGGATCGTGTTGCTGATCCTGGTCGGAGTGATCGCTCTGTACTGCCTGCTCGGCATCTTCGGCTACCCGGCGCGGCGACCCTGAATTCATCAATTTTGATGAGATCAGCCGGACGTAGGTGCATCTACGTTCGCCGCCATGTTCAAGCGATTCACCCTCACGATCGCAGCGCTCGGCTGCGCCGCCACCGTCGCCCTCGCCGGCTGCGGCGGCAGCTCGGCCAAGACCTCGTCGGCCAGCCCAGCGAAGCCGGCTTCCACTGCCCAGCAATTGAGCGCGTGGTACGACGACATCAAGCCCGACTTCAACGCGCTCAAGGCCGGCTTCAAGACCTTTCAGGGCAGCGAAGCTGACTGCTTGGCCCTGCTCACCAACGCTCAGACCTTGCAGGACGACCCGCCGGCGCCTGTCCCGAGCGTGAACGCGCCGTGGCAGTCGGCCCTGGCCGCCTACGCCCGGGCCGGGCTCGAGTGCAGCAGCGGCGTCAAGAACAACGACGACTCTCAGATCCAGGCGGCAACGAGCGATGTCGACGCCGCCGACGGTTTCATGAAGCAGGCCACCGCCAACCTCTCCTGAGGACACCCGATAAGTGGGGTTATCGGGACTAGCCACAGGCACCGCCGTAGTGACGCTCGCCGCAGAGCGAGCAGTCGGGCTCGTAGGGATCGTCGTCGTCCCGGTCCAAGTCCCACCACCGACAGTCGAAACGGTGGTTGTCGGGTCGACACATACATGGCCGGCACTGGCAAGGGTTAACCGGGCACAGATCCCCGCCCTCGGTCAGCCAGTCGCAGCCGGGCACGACGGCGAGCGGTGGGCTAGCCATCGCGGTCCACGATCCAGACGAGCGCCTTGTCGCCGATCCGCAACCCGTCGCAGCTGTCGACCAGCACCTCGAAGGTGTGTTTGTGCGCGTACTTCGGGTTGGTGTGATCGCCCACGACGAAGAATCCGACTACCTCGCCTTCGAGCATCTGGCCGTCTGGCAGCTCCCCATAATGCGGATTATCGGTAGTCATAGGACGTGCACCCGGTCGAAGAGGTCGTGGACTGTGGCCAGCCACACCTCGCCGGCTGATCCCAGCCGCGGCAGGTGTGAGCAGATCAGCCAGTACGGCCGGCGATCGGGCGCGTGGCGTAGCACCGCGGCGACGCCGATGGCTTTCTTGAGGGTGTCGGTGCGCTCGAGCCCATTGCCCGTCGGCGACTCCCAGGATCCTTTGCATTCGACCCACACCTCGCCGAGCTCGGGGTGTTCGGTGACCCGGTCCACTTCGATCAGTAGGCCGGGATGGCGCCACTTCCGGGCCTTGATCACATGGCGGTGAGTTTTCAGCCACACCTCGCAGGCGGCTTCGAACTCGGCGCCCTGGCGGCTGGCGGCGGCTTGCCGCTCGGCGAGTGTCATGGCCGGTCCATGGCGATGACGAGCTCGGCCGACACTCGAGCAGCTCCGTTCTCACCCAGCCGGTACCCGCCGGGTATGACGGGCCGGATCGCGCGGACGGCCAGGCCACAGTCGGCCAGCGTGGCGACGTGCCATCCGGCCACGTCGACCCACCGGCCGTCGCGGATGTGGTCCTTGATGTTGAGTACGAATCGGCCACCAGGGCGTAAGACGCGGACGGCCTCGAGCCACGCCCGACGGTGGAAGTCGCGGTAGCGGTCGCCCCATTGCAGGGCGCCGCTGTTGTCACGGTGCAGGTCGCGGCCGAGGTCGTGGGTGTAGGTGCGCCGGGTTTGGGGGTCGTAGGCGTTATGGCTATCGGCCATGCGGTTGCCGTAGGTCGGTGAGGTGGCGATGGCGTCGAAGCATCCATCGGTGTACTTGAGGTGCAAGGCGTTGCCGACAACGGTGCGCGGATGCAGCGCAGCCCATTCCGGCTCGAGCTCGACGCCGGCGGTATCCCATCCTCGGTCGACCAGCTGGTGGATCCGGCCGGTACCGGCGAACGGGTCGAGCACCCGGCGGTAGCCCTCAAGCAGTTCTGCGACGAGAGGCAGGATTGGT